AAGGTGTGGTTTTCGCTGTTGTATTCGGCGTAGGTAATCATTTTTCTCTCCTGTTGCAGCTAATCGGCATCCAATAGCGCCCCGTGAGGCGCTACGGGCTGGCGACTAGGCTGCTTTGCGGGCTTCCTCGGCCAGTCGCAGAGCAGCGATCATGCCGCTGGTGAGGTGGGTCAGGCGGTACATTACGGTGCCCTGTTATCGGGCAGGTCGAGGTAGATCAGACTCGGGTCTTCCCGCGCAATGTCTCGCGCCTCATCGACGGTCAGACCTTCACGAGCGTGCTCGATCGGGTCAGTGTGTTTGCTGAGCCGCAGCCCGTGACGCTCAGCGTACTCAATGGCGTCGTATCCGTGTAGGGTGGTCATGATTCGCTCCTGTCGTGTGACTGTGTACCATCATAATTACTGTGACGGAAATGTCAAGGGCCGGGCGGAATTTTTTTGCAAGTCCCTGACTTGTGGTAGAATTTAGGTCATGAGCCGGGCGCAGAAATACGATTGGCCCTACATCCGCGGGCTATATGAGGCGGGCTCGACGGCCTACCAGCTCGGGAAGCGCCCCGGGTGCCCCAGCAAGCAGGCGATCCAGTCCAGGGCGGACAAGGAGGGCTGGCACCGGCCTGATATATCGAGCGGCCACCGATTGCCGATTGTTGCCGAAGCGCTGGCCATCGACAGCCGCAAGCTAACGGATGAGTTACTACAAACTGTTCTCGGCCTGATCGCCGAGGGCGCGACCATCGAAATCGCCTGCAAATGCGCCGGAATCGCGCCTGCTACGTGGTCCCGATGGTGTGCTAAAGATCCCCAACTCATGGACATGACCCGCCGAGCCCGCGCAGGGACGATCATGTCATGGCTGAGCACCGTCCAACAGGCAACCCAGAAGGACTGGAAGGCCGCAACCTGGCTCATGCAGAACAGCCCAGACACCCGCGAGAGCTTCGGCCAGCAATCCAAAGACTCCCGCCTAGAAGTCGTCATCAATATCGACCGCGACAAAGGTGTTACCGTAGATGGCGAAAGCTATGGCACGGGCTGAGTCGGTACGAGATTAGATAGCTTTTAGGTTGTCTGAGAGCGCCTGAGAGGGCGTTTACAGGTAAACAGCGCCTATCACACCAACCACACGCCAACGTCCGGCAAACGGCAATACACGCGCCCTGTTTCGTCTAGTCCATCCTGGTCAATGTGGGAGAGATCGAGCCCCAGCCTGTGGATAACTACGTGCCGATCTTGTGGATAGATCGGCCCCACCATGTAAGTGATTGATTAGGTTGAGTTTGATACATGCGGGGGTTTAACATACTAGCTATTATGCGCATGTCGCACCGCAGCAGTGGGAATCGAGAGCAGGGGCGAAAAGTCCGAAGAGCCTCTCCGGCGGGTATTGAGGCTTGGGCATACTTGAATCCTCGTCTTTCCAATCAAAACAAAAAAAAGAAATAAAACCGCAAGAAAAGGCGTATAGTACCCATATATGCCCCGGCTCAGTATCGAACAGAGGCTCTTAGCCAAGTGCAAGGTCAGCAACGGTTGCTGGCTGTGGACTGGTGCGCGCACGGTCAAGGGTTACGGGAAGATAGGTATTACGATCGATGGTTGCACCTCGTACATCAACGCTCATCGAGTAGCTTATGAGCAGTGGTGCGGGTCGATTCCGGCGGGTTACTACGTTTGCCACAAGTGCGATGTGCGGCACTGTATTAATCCAGATCATCTATTTGCGGGGACTGCGGCGGAGAACGTGGCGGATATGTTGATGAAGAGCCGCGACAATTATGCGCGCGGAGAGCAGAACTGGTCGTCCAAACTGACTGAACAGGACGTTCGGGAGATTCGTGCTTCGAAGGGCAGTTCAGCCGAGTTGTCGGCCAAGTATGGTGTGACGCCCGTTCAGATCAATTCCATCAAGCGTAGAGCGTCGTGGAAGCATCTGGTAGACTGACTCTTGTTTTCTAAAGCAAGGCCCATTGACCCCCGTTAGCGATTCGCTCCCGCTGGCGGGGGTTTTTTTGTAGACTCGCCGGATGCGGATAGAGCTGTCCTATACCCCGCAGGAGCGGCAGAGGCTTTTGCATTCGACGCTGGCCTCGGAGATTCTCTATGGGGGCGCTGCAGGTGGAGGAAAGAGCCATTCGATCCGCTGGGACGGCTACGACTTCTGCATCAACAATCCGGGCTGTGTGGCGGTGCTGGTGAGACAGACGCTGCCGCAGTTGGAGAAGAATCACATTCGCAAGGTGCGGGTGGAGATTCCCTCTGAACTGGCGACCTACAACGAGACGAGGAAGGAATTGAGGTTCTGGAACGGCTCGATCATGGCGTTCCAGCATCTCCAGTACGACCAGGACATCTCGGACTTCCAGGGGGGTGAGATTCACTGGCTGGGGATTGACGAGGCCGCCCTGTTGAAACCCCACCATCTCGCCGAGATCAAGTCGCGGCTCAGATTGGGGTCGTGGAAGCCGCAGGAACACGGGAAGGGGAGGTTGCCCCGTCTGGTCATGGGTTCCAACCCCGGCGGTCCCTCGCATTTGTGGTTGAAGCGGAACTTCATTGATCCGGCACCTCCTGAACAGGTGTTCGAGGCCACGGTGGAGGTCCGGGGCGAGAAAAAGACCAAGAGCCGCATCTTCATCCCGGCCACGATGGACGACAACACTTACCTGGATGATGATTACGCCATCCAGTTCGCGGACATGCCGGAGTGGAAGCAGCGGCAGTTCATCGAGGGTGACTGGAACGTGGTTCCGGGCGCATATTTCGACTGCTGGGACCCGAAATACGTTATTGAACCCTTCGAGGTGCCGAACTGGTGGACCTGCTTCCGGTCCTGCGACTGGGGGTTTGCCACGCCGTTCGCCATCAACGAATGGGTGGTCGCTGACGGTTCCACGGTGCAGACCCGTTCAGGGAAAGAGTTCACGCCTCCCGATGGCTGTCTCATTTGTGTCTGGGAGTGGTACGGGGCCGAGGAAGGCGCGACCAACAAGGGTTTGCGGCTCGATCCAACGTTCATTGCCGCCGAGGTGCTGGCGAAGCGGGGCAAGACACTGGCCGGCCCGGCCGACCCGTCGATGTGGCGGGCCGATCACGGCCCCTCGTTTGCCGAGAAGTTCGCGATGGCCGGGATGCCGTTCTTCAAGGCGGATAATCAAAGGGAACCGGGCTGGCAAGAAATGTACCGCAGAATCAACAGTGGTATGCTCTTGTTCACGACGGAATGCCGGGACTCAATACGCACGATTCCGACTATGGTGTCTGACCCGATGAAGCCGGATGACGTGCTGAAAGAAGGTGAGGACCATTGTAGCGATTCTGCAAGATATGCCTGTATGGGAAGGCCGATGAAACGCACCAAACCAAAGCCGAAAAGGCCGAGTAACGACCCCTTGCGATTCCGTGACCTGGCACTGCCGCCACAGAGAGAATCGAGGTTCATCTGATGGAACGAGACGCGAAGTTCTACCTTCGCCAGTTGGACCTTGCCGACAAGGAAGAACGCAAGTGGCGGGAACGCTCGAAGAAAATCGTCAAGCGTTATCGCGACGAGGACGGCGACCAGGAATCGCGCTTCAACATCCTGTGGTCCAATACCCAGACCCAGCTCCCCGCGCTCTTTTCTTCCCGTCCGAAACCCGACGTAAGGCGGCGCTGGAAGCAGGCGAACCCCGTAGGGCGGGAGATCGCGACGGCGGTAGAGCGCGCCCTCGAATACTCGATGGACAACTACAACTTCGAGCGCTTCGGGGAAAAGCTGGTGCTCGACTTCCTGTTGCCGGGGCGGATGGTGGCGAGAGTGCGCTACCACCCCTTCACCGAGGAACGCGAGGAAGAAATCCTGCTGGGTCCGGAGGACCCGCTGCCCGAGGAAGACGATCTGAACACCGTCGAGGAGCAGGACGACGGGAGTTTCATCCATCGCCGCAAGTTCGAGGTGCTGATCCACGAGGAAGTCCGCGCCTACCACGTACCGTGGGACAAGTACCGCCAAAGTCCCGCTGACTGTTGGGACGACGTGTGGTGGGTCGCCTACGGTGATAATTTCCTGACCAAAGAGGAAATCGTCGAGCAGTTCGGCGAGGAACACGAGGATGTGCCGCTGACGTTCTCGGACTCCGAGGGTGGAGAGTCACCGGACGATGCCGAGATCAAGCGCGCGCAGGTCTGGGAGGTCTGGGACAAGGAAGCGCGCAAGGTCGTGGCGGTCGTCAAGGGCTACGACGAATTCCTGATGGAAGAAGACGATCCCCTGAAGCTGAAGGGCTTCTTCCCGCAACCCGAACCCGCGCTGATGATCGAGACTTCGGACTCGCTCATTCCCATCCCCGAGTACACGATGTACCAGGCGCAGGCGCTGGAGTTAAACGATATCTCCGAGCGCATCGCCTCGCTTACGAAGTCGATGAAAGCCGTAGGTTTCTATCCGGGCGACGACGCGAAGAAGATGAACGAGCTGATGGCCTCGCAGGAGACCATGCTGGTCCCGGTGGAGAACTGGGCCGCCTATGCCGAGAAAGGCGGGCTGAAGGGCATGATCGACTGGCTGCCGATCAAGGAGATCGCCGATGTCTGGCAGCGGCTTGTCATTCAACGTGAGAACCTGACGGCGCAGATATTTGAATTGATCGGCATATCCGATATCCAGCGCGGCATGTCCGATCCCCGGGAAACGCGGGGCGCGCAGGAACTGAAGGCCAACTTCGGCTCCCGTCGCCTGCAACCGAAGCAGCAGCGCGTACAGCGCTTTTTCCGCGACATTCTGCGCATCAAGGCCGAACTGATCGCCGAGAACTTCGACCCGACCACGCTCTCCCTGATGACCGGCACCGAGGTCACCCCGGAGATGCGCTCGATCATGCGCTCCGATGCGCTGAGAAGTTTCACGATTGACGTGGAGACCGATTCCACGGTCCTTCCCGATGAGCAGCAGGAAAAACAGGGGGTCGCTGAGTTCCTGAACGCGATGTCGAACTTCCTGTCACAGGCCGCTCCCATCATCCAGGCCCAGCCAGCGTCGGTTCAGCCTCTTGGGAAAATGCTCCTGTGGATGTCGAGGAAGTTCAAGATTGCCCGCGATGTCGAGCAGGAGATCGAGGATTTCATCCAGGCTTTCCAGCAGATGCCGGATGCGCGTAACACCGAGGCCGAGGCGAAAGCCAAGGCCGAGCAGCAGGAACTCGCGCAGAAATTGCAGTTGATGGCGCAGGAGAAGGCGAAGAAGCTCGAAATCGACGAGATGGAGGCCCAGAGAGAGCAGGACCGCAAGGACAGAGAATTCCAGCGCGAGCAGGCCCGCAAGGACGCGGAAGCACGGGCGAAGATCGCTCGCGAGAACGCCCAACTGGCGGCCGATATGCGTCGCGCCGGGCTTGAGGAACGCCAGATCGCCGGGAAGATTGCGGAGATCGAGGCCAAGGCGAGGATCGCGAAAGAAGGCAAGGACGACAAGGTGGTGCCGATCAATCGCGACATCAGGCTCGTGCGCGACGAAAACGGGATGCCGTTACGGGCCGAAGTGACGACTGACGGAGAAACCCAGACCATTGATATCGTGGGCGAAAATGCGTAAACGCTACGTCTGGGACCGGGAGAAGGAAATGCTTGTCGAGAAAGGCGAGCAAACCCCCGCTCCGCGAATGCACATCATGCCGGATATCCAGCCGTATCAAGTGGTTGGACCGGAGTACGGTCGTGTTATATCCTCGCGCTCGACACACCGGCAGTATTTGCGTCGGCACGGCCTGATCGAGATTGGAGACCAGAAACCGAAATGGCTGAAGAAATAGACGACCAGGAAACGTTGGCAGAGGCATTGTCGGCCGAGTTCGACAAGCAAACGGCCGAAGAGGAACCGGAAAAGCAATCTGCTGCGGAAAGCGACGATTCGACAGAGGTTATTGAAGAACCGGAAGGTTCCGATGAGACCCCTGTCGAATCCTCGCCGCCCGAACACTGGTCGGAAGAGGATAAGGAAGCCTTTCTCGCGATGGACGAGTCGGGGCGTCAATGGGCGCTTCGGCTCGAACAGAACACCCAGAAAGGCATTGAAGAAAAGTCGAAGGAGTTGAAGAAATTCCGCGATTCCATCGAGCCCTACAGACACCTATTCCCGGCAGGCGTTGACGAGACGCAGGTGATTCAGCAGTTGCTGAATGCACAGGCGTACTTGCAGCGTAATCCGGTCGAGGGGCTGAAGTGGCTGATGCAGAATCTTGGGGTTGATGAAAAGCAATTCCACCCGACTGACGCCGGGAAGAATAAGGACGACGATCCTTATATCGACCCGGAAATACGTGCGCTCAGAGATGAGATCACCGGCTTGAAGCAAGGCGCGGAGCAGAAGGCGAGGGACGCCGAACGCCAGCGCCAGAACGCCATGCTGGCCCAGGTTCAACAGTTTCGGGATGAAACGAATGAAGATGGGACGCCAAAACACCCGCACTTCAACGACGTGCAGGGCGTGATGGCGGGACTGTTGCAGTCCGGCAGGGCAGAGGACATGGAGTCCGCTTACGAACAGGCCGTGTGGGCCATTCCCGAGTACCGGGATTCGGTGGTCGAGCAGCAGGCGAAGGAACGGGCCGAGAAGGAACTGGCCGAACGCGCGAAGAAGGCCGAGGACGCCAAGAAGAAAGGTTCTGGTGTCAAGGGCAAGAAAAGCGCCAAGGCCCCGGCCGAGCCGAAGTCGCTCGCTGACTCTCTGAGTGAAGCCTATGACAAGTCAGTGAGAGGTGAACTGTAATGCCCAATCCCAATTGGACAGAAATCCTCACGACCACCCTGGAGAGCCGCAACAAGGAGTTTGCGGACAACGTGACGAATAACAATGCGCTTCTGGCTCGACTGAACCAGAAGGGCAGGGTTCGTCCCGAGACGGGCGGTAACGTGATTATCGAGGAACTGGAGTACGCCGAGAACTCGACGTTCCAGTTCTACACTGGGTACGAAGTCCTGAATATCGACCCCTCGGACGTGTTCACGGCGGCGGAATTCGACTGGAAACAGGCGAACGTCAACGTCAGTGCATCGGGTCTCGAAGTCGAGGTTCAGAACACCGGCAAGGAGCGGGTCATTCCGCTTCTCGAAAAGCGCATCGAGAATGCCAAGCGTACCGCTGCCAACAAGATGTCCGAGTCCGTCTATTCCGACGGCACCGGTACGTCAGGAAAGGAACTCGACGGCCTGCAAGCGGCTGTCGCCGACGATCCGACGACCGGCACCTACGGCGGTATCGACCGCTCGGACTCGACCAACGTGTTCTGGCGCAACCAGACTTCCGGTGACGTGGCCCTGACGACTTCGGCGGAGGTTCGCTCGGAGATGCAGGATATGTGGCTGGAGACCAAGCGCGGCATGGACACGGTGGACCTCATCGTGTCCGACCAGACGCTCTATGGCCTGTTCTGGGATTCCCTGACGGACATCCAGCGCATTGCCAGCGAGCGCGAGGCGACGGCCGGTTTCGAGACGCTGAAGTACGTCACGGCAGACGTGATCTTCGACGGCGACTCGGGCATCTCGGCGAACCACATGTACTTTCTGAACACGGACTATCTGTACCTGCGCCCTCATTCGGTGCGGAACTGGATTCCGACGGAAAGGAAGGGCAGTGTGAACCAGGACGCGATGATCGTGCCGCTCACCTGGGCGGGGAACCTGACCTGCTCGAACGCTGCCCGTCAGGGCGTTATCTGGACCTAATCGGAGGATATGACCATGTATGTTCAAGGCATTGACCCGACCAAGGCGGCCCAGACGGACCCGGAGTTCAAGCTCGGCCAGCTCGGCATGACTTCGGACGGCAAGATCTACAAGTACGTTCAGTACAAGGAAGGGACGGCCGCTACCGATGGTGTCGCCAGTGAAGTCTGCTACTACTACACGCTCGACGGTTACAAGAACAACCAGGTCACGTCTGACCTGAGCGATTCTGTGGAAATCGGCGCAGGCGTGTTGCCGGTCGCGGCTTCGGAAGACGAGTACCTGTGGATTCAGATTCGGGGGGCAGCCACGCTGTCCATCGCGCTGACCGCAGGTGCAGACGGGGACCCGCTGACGCCTACCGGCTCGGCGGACGGTACGCTCGACGTGAGCGCGGCGGTCACGGACAACGTGTGCGCGATTGCCGGCGATATCTCGGACAACGAGATCATCTGCACTTTCCCGTTCTGATGCACGGGGACCCTTCGGGGTCCCCTTTTCAGGAGACGACATGCGATCAGTCAAGAACCTCGTGGAAGGCGTGTGGGTCGAGTTCTACGAACGCGCCGTGCCAGACCCGGATGCGGATTCGGACACGCCGGCCTACAAGAAGGCGATCTACGTCCGAAAAAAGATTCCGAACTCGCGGAACGTGGTCGATCAGCCGATGAAGGCCGAGGACAAGCTGAAATACGCCGAACTCTGGCGTCAGTTCGAGGCAGGCGAGGAAACGAAGATCGACGGCTGGCTGATCGAGCAATGGCCACGGGTGGACGTGGCACAGGTGGAAAGCTTGAAGGCCCGGAACATCTATACCGTGGAAATGCTTGCCGAGATGTCGGACGCCAATCTTCCCGCCGGTTATCGCGATCTCAAGAACAAGGCGATTCGCGACCTGTCGGCCGGTGCGCGTGTCGATGAGCTTGCGAAGCGCGTCGATGAGGCGCAGAAGGAGATTGCCGAACTCCGGGCCGAGAACGAGGAACTTCGGGCCAACCAGAAGAAAAAGCCCGGTCGCCCGAAGAAAACCGAGTCTGCGTGATTGAGCCTGCTGACGATAGCGCAGAACGCCGCTGACGAAGTCGGCGTCAACCGACCGTCGTCGGTGATCGGCAGTACCGATGCGACGGCCATACGGATACTGCGCTACGCGATTCGCGTTGGACGGGAACTGGTCAAGGACCACTGCCCGTATCTCATCAAGGAACACACCTTCTCCACGTCGAACGGGACGGAGGCGTATTCCCTGCCGTCCGATTTCGACCATTTCGTGCCGTTCACGCACTGGAACCGGACCACGGACCGGAGAATGCACCCGATCCTGCCGAGCGAATGGCAGTTGCTGAAGTCGGGCCTGACCACGACTTCTATCAATGATCGCTTCCGGATTCGCGGGGCAGACCGTGAGTTGTTGCTCGACCCGACCCCGAACGGCACAGAGACCGTGGCATTCGAGTACGTGTCGAAAAACTACTGCGAATCCGTGGGCGGCACGGGGCAAAGCGTGTGGACGGCCGATACCGATGTCGGCGTACTGGACGAAGAACTGTTCGAGCTGGGGATCATCTGGCGACTTCTGAATCGGCTGGGAATGCCTTACGCGGAAGAAAAGGCCGAATACCAGGGCATGAAGGCGCGGATCGAGGCTCAAATCAACCCGATCAAGGTATCACTCGATGGGCGTCACCCGCCGCGTTCCAATATACCCGACTCCGACTTCCCTTCCTCGTAATCGGAAATCGAGACAGGTATCCCTTCCGCCTCCTATCGGGGGGTGGAATACCCGCGATGATCCGGTGCAGATGGCGCCGACGGATGCGACGCACCTGCTTAATTGGTGGCCGGAGCGCGCGGAGGTTGCGATGCGTCGGGGCCATATCGAGCACGCGACCGGAGTGGGTTCCGGTGATGTCGATACCGTAACCGAGTTCTCGTCCGGCTCAGATGTACAGCTTATTGCGGCGAGTTCATCCAATCTTTACAACGCAACGGCAGCGGGTGCGGCAACGTCGCTGGGCTCCGGCTTTACCAACGGGCGCTGGCAGACAGCGATGATGAACGATGTCATGGGACTCGTGAATGGAGCTGACGCCCCGCAGGACTATGACGGTTCAACACTGGGAAGCATGACTATTTCCGGTGTTGGTACGGCCTCTGATCTTGTCGGTATTCACGTATTCAAGTCTCGCTCCTACTTCTGGAAAGCAAATAGCCCGTCATTCTGGTATTCGGCGGTCAATGCTTTGGGCGGGGCTTGCACGGAATTTGCTTTGGGCGAGGTTTCCCGCATGGGTGGAAACCTGTTGGCCATGAAGAGCTGGACGGTGGACGGCGGCTCGGGGCCTGATGATTTTGCCGTGTTCATCATGTCATCGGGCGAGGTGCTCGTGTATCAGGGTTCTGATCCGGGCTCCTCGTCGGACTGGTCGCTGGTGGGCTCTTACCGTATTCCGACGTTGCTGGACATTCGCTGTGTCGAGAAGGTGGGCGCACAGGTTGTCGCACTCACAGACAATGACATGGTGTTTTTGCCGAGTGCTTTTGACAAGCCGTCGCCGCCTCCCTCCAAGCTCTCGGGTGCAATGGAGCTTGCTGGCCCGACTTATCGGGCGAATACGGGCTGGCAGTCGATCTATTACGCGAAGCGGAACATGCTGATCTTCAATATCCCGATCTCATCGACGCAGTTCGAGCAGTACGTGCTGAACACGGAAACCGGCGCACCTGCGCGATTTACGAACCAGAACGCGCGCGCGTGGGGTGTTGTGGACGATGATCTCTATTTCGGCACGACAGACGGTCGCGTGATGCAGGCCGATACCGGAAGCAATGACGATGGTGAGAACATCAATGCCGATGCCCGCCAGGCATGGTCGGACCTGGGGTTATCTCATAACAAGAAGGTAGAAGCGTTTCGCTTTGTCATGTCGGGTACCGCTTCGTTCAGTTCGGGTGGCACAATTGCCTATGACTTTACCAATGCGACGCCAACGCGGGAGGTGACGACCGGGGGGTCTGGAACGCCTTGGGGATCGCCGTGGGGCAGCGCCTGGAGTTCTTCGACCTCTGTCAACCAGGAGTGGCGAATTGCCTCGGGCACGGGTCAGGTACTTTCGCCGCAGGTATCTCTCGGCATCGAGGGTGAGCGTCCGGCCTGGTATCGAACCGATTTGATGGTCTCGGAGGCACCGAATTTATGAGGGTCGTTTTCCCCAGGCCCGACCAGAACGACATGCTGGCCAAGCTGATGCAGAATCGGCTCGAGGGCGGACTGTCAGACTCCCAGAACCTTGCGGTGATGGACGGGGAGCGCCTTGTCGGTGTGGTTTCTTTTTTCAATTACCGCTGGCCGAACATCGAGGTGGGTTTTTACTGTGACGATTACCGCTGGGCATTGAATCGGGACGGGATAGCGCAGGTTTTCGCTTATCCGTTCGTTCAGTTAAACTGCCGGCGAGTCACGGCCTTGATTGACAAGAAAAATCTCCGGGCGCGCAAGATGGTGCAGCGTCTTGGATTCAAGGAAGAAGGCAAGCTCAGGAAGGCTTCTGAAAGGGGCGATATGTTTATCTACGGGCTGTTGCCCGAGGATTTGAGGATACAGTCTCGCTTACAGATGCGACCAATTGATGCCGTTGCAAATCAGTGAAATAGCGCCTTTGCTTACACCGTACTTTTCTGCGATGTCTTTTTGGAGCATGGTTTTTGTCCATGCAAGCATTCGTATTTCCTCTACTTGTTTGCTTGTCAGTTTGGATCGCGCATTTTTTTCACCCTTGCTTGATCGTCCCTTTTTTGCCATGTCCTGAGAATTTCGTTTTGGCGTGCCGAGAAACAGGTGATCGGGATTTACGCATGGAGGATTATCACAGGAATGCAAAACCCAAAGGTTGTTAGGTATTGGTCCGTGATGGATGGCATAAGATGCTCTGTGGGCTCTAATGGCTTGTCCTGCGACAGTGAGCTGGCCATATTTATGGCGTGGATTGATTGGCCCCTGCCATAACCAGCACCCATTGGATTTCTTTACATTTGCGGCGAATCCACATTGAATGGAACAATATTTACGGCCGGAGTTCTTCTTGTAATCCAGAAAAATGCTATCGCAATGCTGACAGGGTACTTTAATCATGGATTCTCCTAGCCCGCCTCCAGC